TTGGACTAACGCGACTGGAGCACTAACCTAATGGCAACTACTACACCTAACTTCGGTTGGACTGTTCCAACCTCATCCGATCTAGTAAAGAATGGCGCAACTGCCATCGAGACACTAGGCGATTCCGTTGATGCATCCTTTGCAGGTCTTACAGTCAATGCTCAAACTGGCACTACATACACAGCAGTCAAGGCAGATGGACTCAACGCCATTGTCACAATGGACAATGCCTCAGCTAATACTTTTTACATTCCAACAGATGCAACATATGCTTTCCCTACTGGCACGACTTTGCTCGTGTACATGAAGGGCGCAGGGGTAACTACTATTACTGCAACAACCCCGGGAACAACGACAATAAACAGCGCAGGCGCAGCAGCAGGATCTCCAGTGCTTGCTCGTTATAAGTCAGCAGCTTGCATCAAGGTCGCTGCTAACTCATGGATCGTAGTAGGTGCTGTTGCATAATGCTTAACTCACTTATTGGAATTATTGCAGCAGGTAGCGGTGCAGCACCAGTAGTAACTTTCTCTACCGATTATCTTGTAATTGCAGGCGGCGGTGGTGGTGGTGGTGGATTTATTTCAGGCAATAAATACGCTGGCGCTGGCGCGGGCGCAGGTGGATTAAGATCAACTGTTACAGCAACAGGTGGTGGCGGTTCATTAGAAAGTGCTTTAACAATTTCAGTTGGAACAAATTATACTGTGACTATTGGTGCAGGTGGCGCGGCAAGCACAGATCGCGGTGCAAGTGGTTCTGACTCTGTTTTTAGTAGTATTACCTCAACAGGTGGTGGCGGTGGCGGTCGAGGATCATTAAGTAGCGGCACAGGCGAATCAGGTCGTAATGGTGGTTCGGGCGGTTCGGGCACAAATGGTGCTACTGCTGGTACTGGAACAACAAATCAAGGTTATGCTGGCATCAGCAGCGATCCCGCCCCTGGCTCAAGTGCAGGCGGCGGCGGTGCGGGTGGATTACCGCCACAAGTTACAACAGCAGCAGGTGGTGCGGGTGGCGCAGGTGTATCTGTTTCAATTACTGGTTCATCTGTCGCTTACGCAGGCGGCGGTGGCGGCGGAAGTTACAGCGCAAATTCAGGCGGTACTGCAACAGCAGGCGGCGGTGCGGGTGGTGTGGGAGATCCAGGAAGTAATGGAACAGCTGGCACTGCAAACACAGGCGGGGGCGGTGGTGGATCAGGTGCTTACAATACTGCTGGCACAGGAAGCGGTGGTAATGGCGGTTCAGGCGTAGTAATTCTGAGATACCCAGATACTCGCACAATTACAATCGGTGCAGGTTTAACAGGTAGCGAAAGTGCAGCAAGTGGTGGCTATAAGCGAGCAACTATTACTGCTGGCACAGGGAATGTGAGCTGGGCATAATGGCACATTACGCATTTATTACAGACGGAATAGTTACAGAAGTTATTGTCGGCATTGACGAAAATGAACTTATTGAAGGATTAGATCCTGAAACATGGTACGGAGATCTGCGCGGTCAAATGTGTGTGCGTACTTCTTACAATGGCAAGATTCGCAAGCAATTTGCTGGAGTCGGTTATTCTTATGATTCTGTTGCAGATGTATTTATCTGCCAGCAACCTTTCGCATCTTGGACTTTAGACAATAACCATGATTGGCAAGCACCAACAGTTATGCCGTTAGATGGCAAAAACTATGTTTGGGATGAAGCATCATTGCAATGGGTTGAAACCCAAGTTCTTATCGGGATTACGGATGAAGCCTAAACTTTCAAAGGCTGCATCTCAACTAAGAGAACAGATCGATGATTCGTTCCCAGATCGTGACCGCGCATCGGATGGTTGGATCGGTGATACCCGACACGCTGCTCGCAAGTCAGATCATAATCCTGATGAGCAGGGCTGGGTTCGTGCCATTGATGTGGACAAAGACCTATTCAAGGGTGGAAAGCCCGACATCATTGGAGATCTTGCTGATCAGCTTCGTACCTTGTCCAAGTCAAAAACAGACAAGCGTATTAGTTACATCATTTACGATGGAAGAATCTGTTCCAACATCCTCAACTGGAAGTGGCGCAAGTACACAGGGGCTAACAAACACACTAAGCACATGCATGTTAGCTTTAAGAAAGAAGCTGACAATGATGGTGCTTTTTTTCAAGTATCTATGTTAGGTGGAGAATAATGAATGAACTAAAGACAGCAGCAGGCTCATGGGCTAGAGCATTCCTAGTAGCAGTAATCTCGATGGCAGCAGCAGGGGTCACAGATCCTAATGCTCTCATTGCAGCTGGCATTGCTTCAATCCTTCCACCTGTATTGCGTTACCTTTCACCTAACGATCCTGCACTTGGCATCAAGAAGTGACACAGTCCGACTTTTTTACGCTTTACCTTGCCACCATCGCAGCTCTAGGTGGCTTGTCTGGCTATGTAATTACACACCTGCTGTCTGAGATCAAAAGACTCAACACGCGAGTCGATGAGATCTATAACATTTTGCTTGACAGGTAAACTTTTGCTATGGCAAGAAAAGCAACTAAGGCATTAGAGGAACAAGGTTACTCAAAGCTTGATGCTTATTGCATTGGGCTTTATGAGTATTTCTGCTCATTGAAGCGAGCAGGTTTTGCAGAGGACATTGCTATGTTCATGATTACAGAGCCACAGGCTTACCCTCATTGGATTCTTCCAGACCAAGTAGAGCCTGATAAATATGGCAACTATGAAGATGAGGATGACGATTAAGCGAATAGTCGTAGTCTCGGACTTACAAGTCCCTTACCATGACAGGGTTGCTACCCGTAACCTTGCTAGTTTCATTTCTAAGTTTAAGCCAGATCAAGTAGTCACTATTGGTGATGAGATTGACCTACCCCAGATAAGCAAGTGGGAAGAAGGGCGCATGGGCAGTTATGCCCAGACCCTAGATGATGATCGCAATGAGGCTGTGCAACTTCTCTGGGAGTTAGGCGTTACAGACTGCATCCGTAGCAATCACACGGATCGCCTCTATAACATCATCATGGCTAAAGTGCCTGCATTCGGTGCATTGCCAGAGCTGCGCTTTGAGAAGTTTATGAAGTTCGATGAGTTAGGCATAACCTTTCATAAGAATCCTATGCCTATTGCACCTAACTGGATTGCAGTGCATGGAGACCATACACCTATCAAGCCACAGGGCGGGCTCTCAGCCCTTGAAGCAGCCCGTAGGCATGGCAAGAATGTAATCTCAGGACATACTCACAGAGCAGGGCGTTCGGCCTTCTCAGAGGCTTCTGGCGGTCGTATAGGGCGTGTCCTGCATGGTGTTGAGGTAGGCAATCTCATGGACTTTAAGCAGGCTGCTTACACTAAAGGTGTTGCTAACTGGCAACAGGCTTTTGCCATCATTTATGTCGATAAGGCTAAGGTTCAGGTAGATCTCATCCACATTGAGAAAGACGGCACATTCATTGTGTCTGGAAAGTCCTACGGCAGTCCCCGATAATCGTTATAGTTTCGTTATACAAATGTCCGCGATTTTGTCGGGTGGGCATGAGACTCTAATCTAGTAAGCCAGTCAAGGGCACTGGATGCAGATAGGTAGAACATGAACTCAATTACAATCATTGGGATTATTGGCTTATTTTTAGTCACTAATTTTATTTGGTATTGGCAAGGCTACAAAGATGGTAGGCGTGAAGGCTGGCACAAAGGTCGCAGTCTAGCCCGTTCGTTGGCAGATCATGCGAGCTAATGAAATCCTACTCACAGCCACAGACACGATCCGTGATCGTGGGCTATCGTATGGTCACCCTGCGGATAACCTGCAACACACCGCAATGCTCCTCAGTGCATATTTACAAACACCGATCCACGATTATCAAGTCGCAGGGATTATGGTGCTCGTTAAACTTGCACGGACTAATCAATCCGCCCAGCACATCGACAACTGGGTCGATCTATGCAGCTATGGCGCACTCGCAGGACAACTAGCAACCGAGGAGAATGATCTCTATGTTTAATTTAGCCGATTACGAGACAGTTGAGGTGAGACTTGAAAAGTTTATTAAGGACTATGCAGATTTCCGCATATCAACAGAGCTGGAAGTGGTCGAGAAAGATCGATACATTGTTAAGGCTTATCTTTACAAAACTTCTGCCGATAGCGTTGCGTGGGCAACAGGATACGCTGAGGAAAAGATTACTGATCGAGGCGTTAATGCAACTTCAGCGCTGGAGAATTGTGAGACTTCGGCAATCGGCAGAGCGCTTGCAAATGCAGGTTATGCAGCTAAAGGAAAGAGACCAAGCCGAGAGGAAATGACCAAGGTGGTTGCTACAAAAGTAGTAAAGCCAGCAGTTCAAGATGTCAAGGCAGATGATCAGGATTACTGGACTACACCTGTCGGAGAATATAAGGGCGTAGTGGATGCACCTGTCACACTTGAAAAGGCTATCGAAAATGTAGCTGCAATTATGGGAACAGGTGAGGCAGTAGAAGCACCAAGCTGCGAGCATGGACATATGCAGTGGCGTGAGGGTGAAAAGAATGGCAAGGCATGGGGTGGCTACTTCTGCAATACAGCAATCTCATCGGCACATCGTTGCCCTACCAAGTGGTACAACTTGGGATCAGATGGGAAGTTTCAACCACAGAAGGCGAGAGTTTAATGGGTTACATCGAGGTATATAACATAGACAAAGATGGGGAATGGACTGATCTTGATGACATTCCATTTATCACAACAATTAATTGTCAATTATGCAACGAGCCGACAGAAGCTCATGACATCATTATTCCAGCAGTCATTAAGGATGGCACACTAACGGCAGGCACATGGCAGTGCAGAAAGTGCAAGGCAGTCAATGGATAGCAAAGAGCAGCTGTTGATTTTCTTGGTTCTGTTCCTGTTCATTGGTGGGGTTGCTATGGGCTACATGACTGGACTAAATCATGGCTAAGTTTAACTTTGATGAGATTTATAGATCTCCAGTAGATCGCCATATATACAGCTTTAGTGGATATGGTGGCGTAGAGAATTGCTCGGACTGCGATCTATTCGTGCAAGTCAATGAGTACGATCGCATCCATGATGGTGCAGTCCTATTCTTCTGCAAGAATTGTGAGAACAAGCATCACCTATGACCCAGCATAGGAAACACAGAGGTTTCCGCACAGAACGAGTTGTTGCACAGTACCTATCGACTGTATGGCAAGGCGCATGTGTGGGAAGGGGTAGTGGCAAGGATATTGTTAATGTGCCATTCGATGTTGAAGTCAAAGCCCGCGCTGGATTTCAACCGAAAGCATATTTAGCACAGCTGAAAAGCCGTACAGCCATTTCGGGGGAATTAGGCTTTGGGGTTATCAGACTCAATGGACAAGGTGAAGATGCGCGTGAGTATGCCGCGATCATTCGACTTGAGGATCTCTTGCCACTACTCATATTAAGATATGGTCACCTAGACAAAGAACCCACTGAGGCAGACATAGACCGATGCTCTGGATGTGGGTCATACATGATAAGGAAGTGCTTAACTTGCCAACCTACGATTACAAATGCAGCCGATGCAATCTCAATCAAGAGGTTAGCCACGGATGGCACAATCGACCAGTAGTGCTATGCAATTATTGTAATGAACCGATGGTTAAAGTTATAGGGGCAGCAGCTACACACTTTAAGGGTAAGGGCTTCTATAGTACGGATAAATAGTTATCCACAGAAGTTATCCACAGCCGGTGATTAGGAGGATCTATGAAACGAAACACCGCTCTGAACAGGACTTATATAAATGGATTTGACAGCGATGGTACGCTAACTCGGCAGAGCCTCTCAAAGGCTCACCGCGAGCCCCTGAGGGGCGTAGCTCGCGGGGTGCTAGTAGCTATTGGGATAGCTCTATGCATCATGCCTGATGCAGGTGGATCTAAACCAATGCAATATGTAAGCTATAAAGAATATGCATTACATCTATTACATTATGATTATATTCAGTACAAATGCCTGACCCGTTTATATGGTAAAGAGTCAGCATGGAATCCAAAAGCAATAGGCAATCTTAATGGTACTCAAAGAGTCTATGGTATTCCTCAAGGTAAGAGTGAGTGGCTTAAGGATCAGGATGGTTATACTCAGGTACGATGGGGATTGTCTTATATCTACAATAGGCACTCGACACCATGCAAGGCTTCTGATCATTGGAAGGCTAAGGGATGGCATTAGAAGAAGCAGCTACTGTGATGTGTAATAGATGTGAGACACGCATCGATGAAGCAGAAGCCATGGAAGTACATGCATGGTGGTTATGTGGTAACTGTTATGATGAGATCTAATGGCTATAGATAAGCTGAACTCTCGTAGGTATCGAGAGCAGCGTGAACGCGTGTTCATGCGTGATGGCAGGGTCTGCCAGAACTGTGGCACAGATGAAGGCGAGATGCACATTGATCACATCATCCCACGCAAAGTAGGTGGAGACCACAGCCTTGATAATCTAAGAGTGTTATGCAAGTCATGCAACCTGCGCAAGGGTGCGCTCAATGAGGGGGTTTTTTTAGCACAGACGGCTACCCCCCCTGTCTTTATCGACAATATCTC